AGAAGGATTAATTAATGCATGGAAGCAGATAGATTATACAAAAAAAGATGCTGCATACATTGCACATCCTGTTCCAGAAATACCACCTTTACTAACACTATTAATATTAGCAATTACTCCGTCGCCATTATTTTCAATTTTTGAGGTTTTTAATCTTTTTGCTGTTACAGGAACATCTGATTGTGAAATATTTGAATTATAGTTTGAATCTACAGGCAATGAATAATAATTTTTTCCTAAAATATATGGAAAAACTGGAGTATTATTGAAGTCAATGGTCAAAAAGTATGCGTAAATTCCATTTGGATAATCTGGTGTCACGCAGAATCTTCCATTATTTTCATCAAGTTCTGTTTTTCCTGTATTTACAGAAGGTCTCCATTCATAATCTTTAATGAAAGTTCCTAAAGAATACCTACCTACGGGAGGGCCATCAGATCTAGAAGATTTTAAAATGTATCCAGAAGAAATTTTTGTTACTTCAGAAGAAGAATCTGTTGGATTTGAATAACCAAATGGTCCATAAATTGGCACACCGTCATATGCAAAGCCAAGTATAGGAGAGTGTGTTTTTTCTGGTGGTTCTTGAAACGTAGATGAAAGATTATCATTCAAAGCAATTCTAAGTTGCTTTGGATTACCAACTCTACCATAATAATATTCTTCAATTAAATTTGAAACACTGTCAAATGTTTCAAAAGCATAACCATAACTAGTATCTAATTTAGATTGGTATTTTTTAAATCTATCAAAATACCATTTTTCTATCTCAGCAGTTGCTTTTGCTTCTGATCTACGAGCATTTTCAATAACTTCAATAGTTACATTTTCTTTTGTATAAAATTTTCCGCCGTCAATTTTAATTAACTCAGTAATTTCTCCTCTTGGAGATACTACTGCTTTATAATCTGCAAATTTGCCTTTACCTACAAGATCACTAATTCTAATAATTGGAGGAGCCGAATAATATTGTCCAGGATTTTTAATTACTAAACTTGAAATAGATCCACCAGTCACAACCGGCTCAATTACCGCATTTTTTCCTGCTATTATTTCAATTTTGGGAATTGAACTAAACGATTCTGTAGTATCAACTATAATAGATTCTACAAACTCTCCTGCAAGAATAGCACGAGCTTTTCTTGGCTGACCATTAATTAATACAAACGGGGGATTTTTATATCCAAAACCACTATTAGTAATATTAATTTTAGTAATTTTACCAAAATCAATATACTTGTCATCTTTGTGATTAAATGCTATTGTGCCATCAACAAAAATACCTACATCTCTTGTTCCTGTAGAATAAACTTCGGCAGTTGTAATTGGAGTTTTTCTAATCAAACGAAGAAGATTTTGACCAACTAATTTTTCATCAACCCCCTCGGTTAATATGTTATGAGAAGGATAACCAGATGAACAAATATAATAGTATTGATCATCTTCGTAAATTGAACTAACATTAGCTAATTCATCCTGAAGTAAAGTCTGTGAAGAAATATTAGATGAAATTTGAGGAGCAATATTATTTTCATTAATAATCCATCTAACAGCATTTTTAGATGTATCAAAAATAATAGGATCTCTTGTTTCAAAGCCAGGACCTGTAATTTGTACAGAATCATTTACTTCAGAATATGGAGAATAATTTTTTGGTAAAAGATTATATAATACACCTAAGGTCAATAAAGTAACACCTTTTCCAGATACTGTAGTAAAAGAATATACATCACTACCTTCAGTATGAGCAAATGGAGGATTACCTCTTTGATCAATAACAAATTGAGTTGAATTTTTTGAGTTATACTTAATAACTTCAGTACCAATTAAAATTTTACCTGTTGATTTCCAGCCTAAAGTAGATCCTACATTAATCTTTCTTCCTCTTGCTAAATTAGAAGGAATTGTTTTTCTTAATGTAGTTTTGGAAGCAATTTCAAACTTGCCATTTATAGTAGAAGGATCTAAAATAATTTCATAAATTTCTCCTTCAGAAGTAGAACCTTTAAAAATAACATTATCTACAATGGCAGAAGCATAAAGCATCTTTGGCTTATCTTCATCCAGTTGTTGAATTAATTCTTCTCCAATCAATTCCAGTGGGTTTCCTGAAAGAATCTTAACTTTTAAAGAATATGATGTTGTCCAATCTGATGTGGACGCTTTAATTGTAGAATCTTTCGGATTATATGATTCAACAGATTCTCTTGGATCTCTTGAAATGATTGAATTAAATATAAATTTAATTGACTTATCAGTACCCTTAGCCTTATAAAATTTATTAATATTTTTAATCAGTGTTCTTTTATCAACCTCTCCTTTAAGATACTTTTCGGGAAAAGCACCTAAGTACTGTTCTTCAAAGTTCTTAATAAAAGCATATAAGAATAAATTACTGATATTATATACTTCAGCTCCAGGGTTGTGAGAACTTGCTTTTGTAGTTACAAATGTGCTTTCTGAATAAAGATCACCTAATGTAGTGTTTCCGCTCACTCCTCGGGAAACATCTAAAAATTCGGTGTCAGTTCTGAGTTTATAAAAGCAAATTTCGTCATCTATTTTAATATACCCATTTTCTCTCGGAAATGAGGTTGCATTTTCTACAACAATGGTTGTACCGAAATCACTTAAAGGAGAGGTTAGTATAGATGACTGTTTTAATAAATTTTCTTCGTAATAATTAATATCACTGTATTTTGTGATATTATTAATAATATCAATTGGTTGTCCAGTAGATTCTAACTGCTCGTAGTATTTTTCTACAAATTTAGAAAAGTTTCCGTACTCCGAAGATATAAATCCGGGTAATTGCTGGTCTATTAACGCAGAAATTTTCTTATTCTTTGAAGCCATCTAATTACTCGGGATTAGCAGTAAACTTACTTTTTGCAAGGTCAACGTCAAGATATACATTTCTTAAAGCAACAATATCTTTTGATCTTGGCTTTACTCTAATTTCAATTTTATTATCATCAAATGTTCCTTTTATGATAGTTAAATCATACATTAATACTTCGCCTTTTTCATAATCAATAGTTCCAATTGAATCATTCAAGCCAATTTTATTGCCTGATAAAGGATCTAATTTATATAGGACAATTTTTCCTTCCTTATCTTCCAGATACACTGTTGCATCTGGATATTCGGAAACTACAAAGCCAGTTGAAAACATGGATACATCATCACATGGAGTTGCAAAAGAATTTTGAAAACAAATCTCATAATAACTTTGACTATTGATCTGAGGATAAAAATCCTTTCTTAACATTATTGTTGTTGTATTTGAGTTTATTGATCTATCTGCTTTGTCAATAACTCCAACAATTTTACTATATCTAAATTTTCCATTAAATCTTTCTGTGTCAGATAATTCAATATATTCATTCACTGAAGAAATTACTTTAGTTTTGATTTCTTCGGGTTTCTGAGTTGTTTTTGCACGGTTATAGAATATATCAGTAGTTAACTCAATATAAACAATTGAAGGATTTTCTATTTCTGGAGTTACTGAAGCAACCATATAAGGCTTTAATTTTCTTATTATTTCTTGCTTGGTAACTGAAGATAATCTTGCTGAATTTTTTGGTTTGATAACAATTTTTACTTTGCCGTATTCAGGGAATCTCGCTTCCTCTCCTCCATATGTGATAATATCAGAAATAGCAGGATATATCTTTCTCGCAATAGAAGCATAATCTTCTGCAGTTACAGCTCTATCCTGAGTGCCAAAAAGTTTTGGAGCATTAAACTTAATATCAGAAATTTGTTCAATTTCTTCTCCCCCATTTGCAGGAACACTTTGATTATTAAAAACACTTACATTTACTGGATAATTGCTACTTCCGTTTACATCTTCTAATACGCCAGCAAAAGTAAACGTTCTTGCTCCATTTGTAGCAGAACCATTTGTAATTAAATAACTAACCTCAATAAATTCGTTATTGTCTAATTTTCTTCCTAAAACACCATCGCCAAAGAAAAGTTCATACTTCTCATCCTCAATTTCTTCCACATAATAAACTGTAGAATCTTTATTCACATTTAAAATATTATCTGAATACTCATAAAATTCAAATGAACTGCTATTTTGTGATTCAAATACTTTAACTCGGATTGAAGAAATATCTGCTCCTGGATTATCAATAATGAATCTTTGTGACTTTAGAGCATTATTTACTGTATATGAATTGGTAACTACACTACCTTCATATATTGGTACAGTTCTAAAATTGGCAGTTCCGTTTACAACAGCAGATTCTTGATCTTCTACTACAACATACTGATATAAGTTGTCATCAAAAATAGTCGTGAACCCAGTTCCCTTCTTCAGAAAAATCACAGTCGGAGCTGTTCCTGTAAAAACTATATCAAAGTTAACATAAGCAACAGGAGCAGTAATAGACTTCGGTTTGTATCCTAATTGCTTCGCTAAGGACACTACGTTGTCCCTGAGGGTGGCTGAAGATAGGAACAGCTCATTTACCACCATATTGGTGTTAAACGCCGTGTAGTAGGTGTTATACGCCAGTAAATCAATTAAAACACTTAAAGTTGATCCCTCAAAATCATAATCAGTAAAATCAGATTGTGCTCTTAAGTACTCAATAAGAGAAACTCTAATTTCGTTGAAATCTAAGTTATTAATTTGAACGTAAGACATTTATCGTGTTCTCTCTAAAAAGAAGTTAATTGATCTTGGAAGGTCTTCTCTACCAACAACTTCAAAGACTAATTCTACATCAAATCCATTATCATCAAAGTTTGGATCTGTTGATAATGAAAGAATTCTAATTCTTGGTTCGTATGACTTTAATGTATTTTGAATTTCTGTATTTACTAATGAAGCAGTACCATAATCTAATATTTCAAATAATAAATTACTTAATGATGATCCAATTTGAGGAGCGAAAAGTCTTTCTCCCTTGTTTGTTAACAATAAATTAATAATTGCCTGTTTAATGGCTGCCTCATCCTTCACAGTTGTTAAATCAGCTGTAACTGGATGAGGCTTGAATGTAATATTCAGATCTTTGAAAGTCTGAAAGGTAAGCATAGGGAGTTTTTTTATTATTTATATTACTCCTCAAATCTCTCTACATAATCATCAAATCCACCAGCACCACCACATGGTTTTGATAGACGGTCTTCTGGAACTTGATATTTACTTTTATGAATCTTCTTTAGGTACTTATCTGAAGAAGAGTCTGAAATCAGAGACATACCCGATTTAATAAACTCTTCACTTCTATCTACTGGACTGTTAGCCATCTGTTTTCTCTGGTAAGGTTAAACAGAACTTTTAGAGGGGTTGCTATCCCTGTACAATACGATTATACATCTCTTCACTCCAATAAGAGTAATACTTTGTTTGATGAAGATTTTCTCTTGCCTCTAATAATTTCTTTTTATTCTGGCATAGTATCAAATTATACTTCCCGTTATTTGTTTGAACGCCATTAATAAAAGTTGAATCATCTTTATGATCATCTAAAAATATGTAATCAGCGTGAGCTTCGCCAAGAGCCCTACAAGCCTCTAGAAGGTCCTCCAAAGTATGAGCATCGTCCAGTACGAAAATAGCGACTTCAACGCCTTCCAAGGGCGCCAAGTCGCTAATGAGACGTTGTTCTATGAGATACTTTGAAAACCTTGCGTAATGACATACAGCAAAGTTACCTAACTCATGTCTTGGCTTTGATAGCCTCAAAATCCAATCTTGAATATCTTTAGTTACCTTGTCCACGATATTTTTTACGAGCAGGATTTCTACTACTGGCAGCATACTTTGTGTTTTGCCCACTACCCTGTCGGGTAGACTTGGGCTTGGACTCAATCTGTGGACCGCCAGTGAGAGAAGGACGTTTTGCCATGAAAGTGAAATGGTAAATTACTAAAGTATTATAGCACTACTTAGCCGAATTGGCAACAAAGATGTTTGGATGCTGAAATGGAGCAACAAAAATTCTCTTTGTGCCGGGAAATGAAAGTAACTCCGTGGCATCTCCTTGAACTGCGGGGGCAAACCTGTTCACAAATACTGTTTTATTGATTGTAGTGACAACTTGTCTAAGTGCTACTGGAATTATACAAGGTATTAATGGATTGTCTGGCACACCAGTAACTGTGTCTGGTGGTAACAACGCATGAACAAACTTAAGTTGAGACTTATTGAAAAATACATTTACAGAACTGAAAGGCGATGTTATCGGTTTTGCGGGATACAAACATGGTCCATTAAGTGATGGACTGTCAATTGTTACAGGACCTATAAGTAAAGGCATTTTAGTTTTTTTCTAATTCTTTTAATCTCTTGTCTACTTCATCCAGATATTGAACTACGTTTACGTGATGTTCTCTTTCTGGAGGTCTATACATTAATCTAAATGGAATTGGAAGTTGATTTAACTTCTCTTCCATTGTTTTTACTTTAGTCTCTAATAAATTCAATTTCTGGATCAATTCTTCCATTTTCAGTTACTCTTTCTTTTTTAATCATGTCTTGATAAATTGTTTCTACTTCAATCTCAGGACCTTTGCCTGCGTAGTAGTCATTTGCTAAGGTCTCAATGGTATCGGCAAACTCATTGAAGTCATCAAATCTTTGCTCCTTGAGCGAACCATCTTTGGTCTTGTAAGTTACTTTGTGTTCCATCGGGGTTTTTAACGAAAAATTTTTGGGGGATTTTTTTTGACTTTGAGGGATTTGAGGTATCAAATTCCTTTTTGTTATTTAGAGGGGGTTGGGAAACGTTTATAGCTTATAAGCTTGGGTCCCCTTTTACGATTAACTGCTATATTTTTATACTTATACTTACGATTACATGTTTATTCTTTATATTGTGTAATCGTAATTAATTGATTATTTTTTATATTGTGTAATCGTAATTAATTGTTTATTCTTTATATTGTGTAATATTAATTAATTGTTTATTCTTTATATTGTGTAATCGTAATTAATTGTTTATTCTTTATATTGTGTAATCGTAATTAATTGTTTATTCTTTATATT